ACTAGAAACTAAACGCACAATCACATCTCTTGAATCATTCTTGTTAACTGATTGTGGTTCACATCATCAATTATTCGGAATAACCAATTTTGCAGGTTATTCCGAATGGTGCGATCACAACTCTTTTATTAAATCCACCCCAGGCAATAATGAATATTGTGAACAAGGATGCACATTCGCATTGTTAGTTCTTGAAGCATTAGAAAGCGAGTAAATTATCATGAGCGATTACAAACACATGACCCACAAATTTCGCCCCGTCTTGACCCTAGAACAAATCATGCATCTATCCAATCTGTGTCGTACCAACGAAGCAGGACAGGATCAACACCTATCTCTATCTTGTCTCAAAGTATTGGTTCCAATCGTGGCCAAAATAGAAGTAGGAGCTATCTCTCCGGCCTACAAATTATCAGAAACCCACGCATTAAAACTCTCTGAATCCCAACGTAGAAAAGATTATGAATCAGGTCATATGACACCCGAACAAGAGGCGGCGTATGAAACAGAAATTCTCGGGCTATAGTATCCCCCGTATCAACTAACCAACCTAGGAAACTTATCATGTCTGATCTCTCTCTTGTACAAGTAAAACAAATCTGTGAAACCGAAATACAATCTTCATATCCATTTTATCCTAGTCTTGTTATGTCCCAGTTCTGGGAAATGAATTATGACAAAAATTTCGCAGATATTAGAGATGGTAATATTAAAATGTACTGGGAACGCAATCTCACATATCTTCTATTGGTTCTAGAAGAAATAGATTGCATCGAATCTGAATCCACATCAGAATCTAACCTATCCAAGGAGAACTAAAATTTCTAGAATCCTATGCGCCTACTCTGGCGTCACATTCTCTTGTGAACATCTCCCCCTATCTCTGACATCTCGTGAGATATCTCACCCGCTGTTCCACCTATCCAAAAAGAAACTATTATCTCTAGCTGGTCAATGGTCTCTAGGTAAGCTAACTCCTACTGAATCCTATCTCACCTATCTTGCCCTATTACATTCAACCGATCTTATCGAGTGGCGGTGTCCTGCTAGATATCATGAATCAACACCACAAATCGTAGCTAACAATATGGAACAACTAATCCATATCATAGGCCGAATCGACGTTATCAAACATCCATCATTCTCTTTGCCCCATTTTGCAATCTCTCCAGATACATGCACATTGGATAACTCTTACCATTGGATTCAAATCTGGAACCAATGTTATAATGATTGGTATGATAACATCAAAGACCATTCCAATGACCAAGACCTAATTAGGAGAGAAGCATCACTCCAGAAATTACTTAAAACATCTCACAAATCAATCGAAGATTACCCACGCATCTTAGCTAATTGGGCTCGTATCGCTTGCGATTTTCCAACCTTCCAAACTAGTGTACGTGGAACACGTATGGAACTAGCAGATTATTGGGAAGAAATCATAATCAAATGTGCTCGTGAATCTGCCATATTCCAAATCCCTGAAGCCGATCTAATTGAATTAATCGAACATTGTGAAGACCAATTAGAAGATGATGGGTCAATCTACGCAATCGCTCTCATGCGTTTTCTACGTAAAGGGCGAGATTTCCAAACTAACTACGCGGGTCTAGGTGATATTGATCTGGCATCTTCCACCCGCACATCCTATCGTATTCTTAAACCTACTGAATCAGCAGAGGATGCTAACATCCAAAACATGATTGATATTGCACCTAAATCAGAACCTTCTCGCAAAGATTATCCTGATCTCGTATCATTCATCAAAGCTAAAGCAAGATGGAATATTGCAGAAAACTATCGTGGTATGCAAGGCCCACTGTCTGGCCCACAACTCTAACTAATTAGGAGGATTTAAAATGTCAACACCATCACCTCTCTATACCTATCTTATCAAACCTCTTGGCAACTTAGATTTATGTGCTCTCTCTAAGTATAAGAATCAACTAATCCATTCCCATTATATGCGTCTATATGAATGTGGGTTCAACAATGAACAAATAGATACTGAAATGCGCTCTTACCTATTCAGTGTGACACGCATAACTTCTATACCTGCCACCAATTCGATCAATCCATCAACCTAACCTCTATGAGCGACCAAAGGGAGCGGATGATTCGGTGCTACCATTATCTCCTCCATTAACTCGCATCACTCACACATTTAATATAACTTCCATGAGAATCCTATGGCCACACAATCAACCATAACCCCAGATAGATTCGCAGCTATCATAGCAGCAGCTCGCGCGCGCAAGGCGGAACAATTACAAGCGAATCAAGCAGCTATTTTTGCCAAAACAGAAATAGCTCTTGCCACATTGCCCTCAGACTCTGTTATAACTTCTGATCTTGATAAAGCGAGACGTGAAGAGCAAATGACAGTTCTCGATAAATACGGTCACTCTATCACATACAATGAACAACAACGTAAATTCATTGACCTAGCTGCTTCCCACAAGTCCTCTATATTGATAGGCGCAGCGGGAACCGGTAAAACTACCTGCATGAAAGGTACTGTCAACACTCTCATTCAATCTCCTCACACAGGTATCTTATCTGGCCACGATCATAAACATCTTCCCTCCGACGTACCCGGAATTGTAGTTTGTGCTTACACCCGTCGCGCCACCAATAACATACGACGTAACATGGATGATTCAATGAAAGCTAATTGTATCACAATCCATAAGCTTCTCGAATATTCTCCTGTCTATTATGAGGTAGTCGACCAAGATGGAGAAACCAAGAAAACTATGAAATTTGAGCCAACTAGAAACGCATTAAATCCTCTCCCTCACACAATCACCACAATAATTTTCGAAGAATCATCTATGATAGGAACAGAACTCTATCAACAAGTTATCGACGCTCTCCCACATTCCCCACAAATCATTTTCCTGGGAGATATCCAACAACTCCCACCTGTATTTGGTTCTGCCATTTTAGGTTTTAAACTCCTAGAATTACCTGTTGTCGAACTAACAGAGGTATATCGTCAAGCTCTGGAATCTCCAATCATCAGATTAGCTCACCGAATCCTATCAGGACAACCTATCGTAGGTAGCTCATTGGAAACTTGGAATGTTCCAGGCCAACTCAAGATAACTCCATGGAAAAAGAAAATAGATGCCGACTCTGCACTCGAAGTATCATCTAAACTCTTTTTCAAACTATATAACGATGGCGGGTATAATCCAGAATCCGATATCATCCTAATCCCATTTAATAAATCTTATGGAACTATCGAACTCAATCGCTCCATCGCCAATCAAATTGCACGTAAACACGAATCAGTTACGTGGGAAATCGTAGCAGGTTTCATCAGACATTATTTCACTGTCGGGGACAAAGTATTATATGATCGGGAGGACGCAGTGATAACTCATATTGAAATCAATCCATCATACACTGGCGTGCCTGCTCAAATGGAATCAACCTATCTTGATTACTGGGGGCACAATAATAAACCTAAAAATGTAATAGAAGGTGACCCGGCAAAGCCGGAGGATGACATTGATTTTATCTTGGGACAAGTTGCCAAGGATGATGAAGACCGTGTAACCCAATCATCCCATTCAATTACCTTGCGAATGTTAGATTCTGATACAACTCGAGTAATCAATAAAGCCGCAGAAATTAATGCCCTCATCTTAGGTTATGCTCTCACCGTGCATAAATCCCAAGGCTCTGAATGGGAAAAAGTATTCCTCCTATTACATAACTCTCATGCTACCATGCTCCAGAGAGAGTTATTGTATACTGCTGTAACCCGAGCCAAAAAAGAATTGTTTGTTATCTGTGAGGCAGACACATTCACAAGAGCTATTCAATCTCAAAGAATTAAAGGTAATACATTAGCTGAAAAGGCTGAGTATTTTAAAGGCAAAATTGAAACTAATGAGGCACAATCATGACCAATATGATCACACAAACTATATCGTATCCTCCATACAAAGTAATGATGTTATTCATCCCCGATGGCACAAGAAAACAAGTTCCATCTGTAAGTTTCTTAGAGGATGTTAAGATGTGTTCCAACTTAAATAAAAACTCTGACAATTATTACACTGTTTATTACCTTGAATTCGAGACAGACTAAAACATTTCGGGGAGGGGGTTGACATCCTCCCGCCTTTATGCCATAATCCAAACACTCGAACTCACCCAAGCAAATCGAGTTTTCAACAGGCAATCTTGCCATTTACTTCGCAACTTTAGAAAGACTTTGCAACCATGAACGATGTAACAACTCCCGCTACTCCCGTCGCAGTTAACTTCGATAACAAACTGGATTATAAACAAGTTAAGTTTGGTTTCCGTGAGCAAACTGACAAAGACACCGGAGTTAAAACAAAACGTGCCTCTGTTGATCTTGCCAAACTTCCTGTCCCATCCGTAGAAGGTATCGTAGCCATCTTGGAATCGGGTAATGAGAAAGCAATGGCTCTCCTGTTGGAGGCTGTGCAAGATGTTGTAGTTTCTCGTGCTCGTGATGTTATCAATGAGAACGAAGCTATTACATCTGACAACTTCGATTACTCTGTCCTTGACTGGAATGTAATCGCCAATCTGGAAAAAGAAGATCGTCGCTCTGCTATTCCTAAGGAAGTGTGGGATGATTTTGCAGCTGATTACATCACTGTTATCACCTCAGTCTCCAACTCTACCAAAGAACAAGCAGCAGTTGCAGCCAAGATCTTTGTTGGCAAATTCAATGCAATCAAGAATAAGAAAGATGTTATTGGCAAACTCAAGCTGCGTCTCTCAATGTATCTTGAGCACACTACCAAAGCATCTGACTTTGCCGAAATCGTGGAGATGTTGTTCAAGCGTGCTGACGCATTGATCGCCGCCAAGGAAGTTAACTTGGAAGAATCTCTCGGATTGTAATTCACCACTCACATTGTATTCTTGGTTATTAGTATTTCCTTAGAATATGATGTGATTTGAGTGATCCACCTAGATATGTGGTTAAACTGCCTACTTGCCCTCATCCCGTATAAGTCTGATCCAGACATTCTGGCAGTCCTTAGGATGAGGGCATTTTAATGTGTGGGTTTGGCTGGTAATTGTCGTTAGGATGTGGCGTTCACAAGTCCCACTAACCTAGCTGTCACCGGCAAGTCTAAGCAGAAACCCAAGCCTGCACATTAAAATGTCACCCGCTGCGCGCATGGAGTATTAAAATTCGTCAGTACGAACCTATCTGGATTCAAGTAAAAACAGAAGGAAGATGTGAGATATCGACTCATAGGAAATGGCACAAGCGTATTATTCATGCCATGTGGAAAGAAAAAGATCTTGACCTAGAATATAAACTCTGGTGTTCAGAGCAATCTCCACCCATTCAAGCTCGATTATCTATCCAACGTAATGGCACTGTTATTAAATTCTCTCTAGTTCTAAAGTCCGACTTGCAACAAGTAACTGTGGATTCTATATGACTCTCCCTGTTAATTCTTTTGTGTCTTTCCCAACACCAGCAGACGATAACTCACCCCATACAATCGTTGCTGTCTCACACATAGTTAAGATAGCCTCCCGCAAAGATGGCAAGATAGAGTTACGACTATCTGATTCTTCTTACATCGTAACATCTGATCCCCTCTCCACAATCCAACTCAAACTAGGAATCTAAGGTAAACTATCATGACCCCACACGAATCAATGTCTCTTAAGATCGCAGAGCTGGCCGCCAGTGTGCAAGCTACCTTACCTAACATGCCAACTCTCTTACGAGATATCCACTCAATACTTAAAAACGATTCAGACTTGGTATCTATCCTAACTCCAGAAGAAATTGGTGTGATCGTATCTGGTCTATCTAAACAAACCCAGACAACAATCACAACATCAGTGCTATCAGGCGGTAAAGGTAAGAGCCTCAAGAAAGTTAGTATTGATGATATCTAACTATGTCCCCGCCACCTCTCTCGCTCTATGAGCGCATCGCTGTAGTAACCTACCAACACTCCCTATCATTCTCCACATTCATGTCTCTCTCTCAATGGCTAGGTTGTTACCAATACATCTATCCAACCAAGCGAGAGTTAATCGAATCTGCCCTAACCTTACCTCTCTTATCAAACAAACCCGGTTCTATCCTAGCTCAATACCACTTCTGTATCTTACTCGAATCATGCTTTACCCCAACTCAACAAACTAATATATGTAGGCACATCAAATGTTACATGACCCATTCAACCTCTCCGACCCAACAACCCAATCTGAGCCTGCAACCTACGATGGCTCCGACCCAAGAATCCTTAATCTCTCCTACTCTTCCCTCCTCACGCTCCATTCGTGTCCACGCAAGTTTCAACTCCAAAAACTAGGTTCAGTTCGTGAAACATCTGAGTCCCAAGAATCCAGTGTAACATTCTCTTATGGCCACTGTGTAGGTGAAGGCATCCAATTAGCTCTCGAAAATAAAAGCATGGATGAAATCTACTGGCGCTTATTCCTACAGTGGAAACCAGAGTTATTTGCAGACACACCCAAACAAAACAAATCATTTGCAACAGCCATATTTGCTGTTCAAAAATTCATTGCAATGCGAGAGGAAGGTTACCTCGACGGCTATGAGTTAGTATCTTATAACGGTAAACCTGCCTGCGAACTTTCCTTCATCATCCATCTTCCAGGTGGTTACAAGTATCGAGGCTTTGTTGACGCAGTTCTACAGCATTCCATCACTGGCAGGGTTGTCGTACTTGAATGCAAAACAAGTTCAGCAACTACACTTAATCCTGCAACATATAAGAACTCTGCTCAAGCTATTGGATACTCCATCGTACTCGACGCAATTTTCCCAACACTATCTTCCTACGAGGTTATCTATCTCGTATACTCTACCAAAGAATATTCCTATGAACAACTTGTATTCTCCAAATCCTACGCTCAACGCGCTCGCTGGATCAAAGAATTGGTTCTCGATGTAGAATTGATTGGCTCTTACGAATCTAACGATCTCTACCCGATGCACGGAGAATCTTGTTTCAGTTATTTCCGTGAGTGTGAATATATGAATTTGTGTCATATGAGCACAGACCGGCTTGCTCTTGAACTAACACAAGACGCACTAGACACAATCAATAAAGTGAATAGTGAATATCAAATTCACATCACTCTCTCTGACCTGATCCAATCGCAACTATCTAAAACATCTTAAGAGGTTATCATGGCCAAATTAATCTACACTGACTACAAACACGGTATTCGTATTGTCCTCCCACTAGCTGCTCTTGAATTTGTTCCCTCTATCCAAATAGTGACCAATGAAGGTTACAGTGAAGTTAAAGATCTTGAGATAGATCCAGAATTCAAATCATCTTTTCTCCTAATAGACTCCAATCAAATTGGTGATGCATCTCGTAAAGAAAGGCGTCTCAAAGAATTGATGGATGATATGACCCAAATACAAAAACAGATAGACATAGAAACAGGTGTGAAGGAGAACTGAAATGAAACTCACACAAAAAGCTGTATCATCTGTCCACCGAATACTCATATATGGCCCACCTAAAACAGGCAAAACCCAATTAGCTGGTGCCCTTTCCCAATATAAAAACCTCCTCTGGTTCGATCTGGAAAATGGATACACAACTCTACTCAAATTCCCAGAGGAATGGAAAGAACGAATTGAAATCATCTCCCTCCCAGATACGCGCAGTTTTCCGGTTGCAATCGAAACCTGTCTCAAAGTTATCCGCGGTGGTCCCACCAACATATGTGAGACCCACGGTAAAGTTAACTGCCCCTCTTGTAAGAAAGATAACCTACCCACGATAGATGTAGAACTAAATAAACTCGGTGAAGATACTGTTGTCGTGTTCGATTCTCTAACCCAACTTACTGCCTCTGCAATTGCCCACATCACTAAAGGCAAGCCAGAAGATTACAAGATGGAATTTGATGACTGGGGAAACCTCGGGAAACTTATGGAAATCTTCCTCTCCCACATCCAGCAAGCTCCATTCAATGTAGTATGTATCTCCCATGAAACAGAAACAGAATTAGAAGATGGAAAACTCAAACTTGTTCCTGTTGCAGGTAGTCGGGCTTTCTCTCGTAATACCGCTAAGTATTTCGACCATGTGGTATATGCTGAAGTCAAGAATAAGAAACACTCGTTGGTATCTTCTACAATTGGTTCTCTTAATCTTAACACTGGTTCTCGTACTGGTGTTGATCTTTCAGGTGATGCAGGTGAAGGACTCATTCAAATGTTTCGATCCCCGTCCGGCCCATCTCAAAATGACAAAGCCACCGCTAGTTTGGCCGGATTGCAAAACAAAGTCGCAACACAAACAGTACAAGTTAACAGTGGAACCGGTGTGAAAGTTGGTTCAATTCATCTCGCAAACCTAGTAAAGAAGGCAGGCAATTAAAATGTCCATCCTCCCACCCCAGGATCTCACAATGGAATCTGACCCACTAGGATTCTCACCTCATGTTGCCGGAGCAAAGCTAGATGCAGGTAAAATTCAAGCAGCTCTCATGACTTCTGGATTCTCTCTTGCACTAACTGAGGTCGCTAAAGTAACTACATTTGGCGCCAACAAGTACACACCCAATGGATGGCTATCTGTTCCCAATGGACAACAAAGATATGCTGATGCACACATGAGACATATTCTCTCCTCCACACACCAACCTAATGACCCTGACTCAGGCATCTCCCATCTAGCTCATGCAGCTTGGAACATCCTAGCCATACTGGAGTTAGAACTAAGGAAACAACAACATAAGTAGAACAAGTAGTATCTATCCATCCTGCGCCTATCTAATCTTAGACGCAGTCGGCTAGGTTCTCCCTGAATCTGGTACTTTACCTTAATCAAACTGAAAGAAAACTGACATGTCCAATATTGACAACATCCTCGACGCAACTCTTGATGATCTGGCCGATGCTCCTTCAATGGAAATCTTCCCAGCTGGCGCGCACAAGGTGATTCTCACAAACAAAGTTGATGAAAAGAAACTGCAAGTACAATTCACCCTCACTTACATTGAACCTCTGGAAGTTAGTGACCCTACCGCTGTTCCTCCTGCGGTTGGTGACAAGAATTTCCTATTCATTAACTTGAAGAAGAAAGATGGCACTGCAAACGAGATTGGCCAAGGCGAATTGAAAGAGATTATGAAAGCCCTTGCTGGTTCTTTTGAAGGTAACTCAACAAAAGAAATTCTGGAAGCATCGCAAGGTGTTGAGGTTGCAGTAGTTACCAAGATCAAGCCAGGCAATGATGCTTACCCTGATCCGAAATTGAAACTGGTTTCGATTCAAGTTCTCTGATTCTCTGATCCACTCACTACGTGACCTCCCATGATCTAATAAATTGTGGGAGGTTTTTCCACATGTCAATCCAAGAACCTCCAGACCTATTTGATTCTTACGATCAAGATCCAGATGATGCTCCGTTCCCGCTAGAAACAACTGAACCCACTGAAGAATGGTTAGATCATTCTCCACTTACATTTGGTAAGTATAAAGGCAAGACACCTAATCAAGTATCAGTCACTGATCCAGGTTGGCTAGTGTGGGCATTTGAGAATGTTAGTAACAGATCAGTATGCTCCAAACTTCTCTATAATGATTGCAAACCCAAACCAAGGAATCTAAGATGAGCCAACCAAAATTCTTCTATTACAATGACTCTTTATATCTCCGAATTATCCCCGCCAAACGCCTATTCAACTCAACCCTCGTACATGAAGTTGTAACGCGTGGTGATGTATTCGCAGTTCACATGGACACATTACAATTCACTATCCTCCCAGGTACTGCAACCATCCTCCCGCTAACACAAGAACAACAAGACAAGATATTCCTGCCTCCATTCATTCAACCCTCAGTCACTTTACTATGACCACTGCCAATGATTCCCTACTCTTTGTAGGTACTCAAGCAGACAAGCCGTTCCTCCCACATCTGAAAGGCTGTGTAGGAACGGCTAAAGTCTTTCTGATTACCTCTGATGTTTCCACTCTCTACGAAGTAGCTTCTTATTGTAAACAACGTGAGATAACAAAGGTAATCACCACATCACCCACTCTCTTATCTAAACTGCTCCCGCAAACAGACTCACGCAAACAGCCATCAATCGACAACTATGCAGGTTCCCTATTCAAGCGGGACGGTCTCGAAATAGTTATCCTAAATCCGCTAGCCCAACTAATCACTGTTGCCTATGGTAAGTTCATTGCTTCCCGCTATGTCTCCAAGTTAATCAATCCGACTGCGTGGCTCTCACCTCCTAACTTTAATTGGTGCATCCTAACTCCATCTAACATAGAGGCTGAATATGACATTGCTTCGCGTGCATCCTTATGTGCAGTTGATATTGAAACCTATAAAGAGAACCTGGCAATTCGTTGCATTGGCTTCACTACTCTTACTTTGGTCGATGGTGTTTATACAACTCGTTCCACTGTACTACCTCTTGATAGTGATTGGGCACTTGTGTGGGCACAACGTTTCCTCTCATGTAGTAGCCAGAAAATATTACAGAATGGCAAGTACGATATCAGTTATCTCCTCCGCTACAATCTTATCTTGCATAATTATTGTTGGGACACGGCTACCTTAATGCATTGCTGGTACTCTGAGTTACCCAAAGACTTAGCCTCTCTCTCAGCTTTCTTTGTACGCGAATCAATGTATTGGAAAGACCTAGCAGAAACTAATGACCTGGAGCAATATTATCTATACAATGCAAAAGACACACACCAAACTGCATTAGTTCTCTTAGGTTGGATTTCACAAGCTCCACTGTGGGCACATAAGAATTACATTGCAGAGTTCCCATTATTGTTTCCATGTATCTTAGCTGAGGGCACAGGGATAAAACGGGATTTCGAAGTACAGAATGTCAGGCGAGAAGAAATTAACTCACGTATAGAAAGTAAATATGTTGAACTACGCAAAATGGTCCACCCAGATTTCAACACTAATTCTCCGAAGCAAGTTAAAAATCTACTCACTGTCCTTGGATGCGGGGATTTGGAGTCATCAGATGAAGCTGACATTGAAAAGGCTATTTATCGCCACGCACTTAACGCGAGAATTCTTAATCTTATCCTTGATATTCGTGGCGATCGTAAGCTTGTTAGCACTTATCTTCGCACTGACGACGACATAACTAAAACCTCCAAGCGAGGTGCGAAAGAATTAAATGGACGAATCTTATACGCTCTCAATCCGCATGGAACTGATACATCAAGATTGGCATGTAAAGACCACCATTTCTGGTGTGGACTTAATATCCAAACCATTCCACGCGGAACAGATGTTAAGTCAACTCTCGTTGCAGATGGTGGATTCTTACTTGGAGAAGCTGATCTCGAGCAAGCAGAGTCCAGAGATACAGGTTATATTACAGGAGACCCTAAACTCATTGCCGCCGTCGAGTCTGGAAAAGATTTTCATTCAACCAATGCTTCAAGCTTTTTTGGTGTACCTTACGACGCAATTTACGATGACGCAACTCACAAAACTATCAATAAAAAATTGCGAGATTTGGCGAAGCGGGTTAATCACGGCGCAAATTACTATATGATGTGGGCTACTCTCCTAGAAACGATGGGAGAAAAGATGGTAGCAGAAGCCCGGAAATTATTAGGGCTCCCAGGTAGATATACACTACGGGAAGTTGTGGAGCACTTGCTAGATGTGTTTACCAGAACCTACCCTGTTGTTCGTATCGACTATCCAAATTGGATTAAGAATGAAGTCACACTTAAAAAGAAACTCACAGGAGCAACAGGCTGGACACGATATTGTTTCAAAGACCCAGTCAAGAATAAGCTTGCGCTCAACGCATACATTGCACACTGCCCACAGTCTCTCAATGCCCAAGTACTTAACATTGCCTGGCTACGAGTATTCGTACAGGTTGCATTACCTAATGCGGGTAATTTCAAACTCATGGCCCAAATCCATGACTCAATCTTTTTTCAGTATCGAATTGGTTACGAGCATCTCGCTCACAAAGTAAAGGAGTTAATGGAAATCCCAGTAACAATCAAAGATATCAAAGGCGTACAAAGAACTTTCACAGTCCCCGCTGCATTGAAATGTGGCAAAACTTATTGGAGCGAACTAGAATGACACAACCCTCCCAAGAATCTACTTCAACTATCTATGACATTGAAGTTCAATTCACAGCAGTCCCAGGTATCTGGGCTAAATTCGAAATAACAATCAAGGATGCATTAGAAGTTCTCAAGACAGGACTCTATCAGAATCAATCAATCTCCAAGGTGAAACTATTCAGTATTGCTGATGAAGATGATGTGGGTGTTTGTTTTGTATATGACATTGCAGGAGCTAAGTCAGGTACACAACCTTGGTCATTGACACTTTGATCTACTAACTTAAGTCTCCCATGTCTACAAGTTTCCTTACCGACTATCTACACTACACATCGGACTCTGAGGTTCCTGCCTCATTCCACAGGTGGAGTGCAATTGCAGGTATGGGAGCTATGCTAGAGAGAAACATCTACCTAACTCATGGCCACTCCACTATCCACGCCAATCAATATCTAATGTTAATTGGCACGGCAGGCACACGGAAATCAACAGCAATTAAGCTGATGAAATCTTTAATCTCCCAAGCAGGTTTCACTAACTTTGCATCTGAGAGAACATCTAAAGAAAAGTTCCTGTGTGACCTTGCCGGGGAAGATGGAGATGCCCAAGTTGCAGAAGATATATTAGAAAAGAATCTGTGGGGACCTGGAGCTGATACATCCTCATCCGATGTTAGATCAGTTTGCATTGCAGCTGATGAAGCCAATGATTTCTTTGGGATAGGGAACTTGGAGTTCTTGTCCATACTAGGTAGCTTATGGGATTGGAATAGTGGATCATATTCTAACCGAATTAAAACCGGTAAGTCTGTTTCAATAACCAACCCTACAATCTCCATCCTAGCTGGTAATACTCCCACTGGATTCTCAGTTGCCTTTCCTCCTGATATATTAGGGCAAGGATTTTTCTCTCGACTACTCTTGGTGTACGGTGAGCCTAATGGTAAACGCATAGCTTTTCCAAAGATACCTGACCCACAAGAAACAACTCATATCGTTAAACGATTACAACAAATTAAATCTTACCATTATGGCGCAATCACCTACACCCCAAGTGCTGAACAACTTCTTACAAAAATCTACAATGTATCTGTCGCTCCCCCAGACATGCGGTTCGACTCATATTTTAATAGACGATTTACTCATTTGCTCAAACTGTGTCTCATCATTGCAGCCTCTCGTCTCTCCACACACATCACAGAACCAATAGTAGTTGAGGCAAACACTTACTTGACTTACATAGAGAATCTAATGTCAAAAGCATTAGGGGAATTCGGTAAGTCCAAGAACTCTGATATAACCCATCGCATCCTCTCACACATTGAGTCTCGTGATGGTTGCACTCTCAAAGAGTTATTAAAACTGGTGTCATCTGATCTGGAGAAACCTTCTGATATAGGTGATATTATCCGAAAGCTCTCAGTGGCAGATAAGATTCAAACCTCACATGGCCTATTCTTACCTGTGCGCAAACGACGATTAGAAGATACGTCTGGCCTAACTGATCTCTCATTCTTAACCGAGGAAGAACTAAATGTTAAAGGATAACCCAACCAAAAAATGTTGTAAGTGTGGTCGCACTTCATGTCCCGAGATTCCTTTTGAAAAGAACTCAAGAGGAACATTGTTACCGTGGTGCAAAGAATGTTATAGGATACACGACTTAAAACGACGACATAAGCGAGAACAACGACGAGAACAATCATCACAAGCCCAACCAACTGGAGTTAATCCTTTTGAGTGGCGCACATACAAACAACCAGTTCAGATTCCAATCCAAACAGAGAATGAAATCTACAACTATTATCAACCCTTACCAGTAATAAGAGAGTAAAAGAAATCATCATGACAACCCTTACCAGTAATAAAAAAATAAAAGAAATCATCATGGCAACCCCAATATTATCAACCCTTACCAATGATAAAAGAGTAAAGGAAATCATCATGGCAACCCCAAGATCACCCGAAAAACTAATCAATATCTGTCTCGATCTAGAGACTGT